GTAACAAGTTTATGGCTAAATGTGGTGTTGGGGTTGGCATAACCCCTAATCTTGGAAGATTTAATACTGAGATTGAAGCTTTCCAAGCATATAAGAAAGCTAAAGAAACTTACGTTAAGAATTTGGCTAATGACTATAAAGATGTCATAGACCCTCGTGCATACAAAGCCCTACTAAACTATACAGTAGAAATAACAGATTAAAGTGGGCGATTAGCCTCAACTAATAAGGAGAGGCTAATTGACAGTATCTACATACAGCCCAAGTGACGTAAGCGTCATTTATGGATTGAAGCATATTACAGGCTTCACCGATGGAAGCTTTATCAGTATTAAGCGTGAGACACCACTATTCTCTCACCAGAGAAGCATGGACGGCAAAGTGGCCTTATCTATGCAACGCTTCTCAACATACACAGTAACACTAACACTTGCTCAAACTAGCGACTCAAACCAATTCCTCCACAGCTTGCAAAAGCTAATGATGAAGTCACTGACTAAGTTAGATAGTACAAGCCCATTTAGTGGCCTAAGCAGCTTATCAGGAGTTAAAACGACTGTCAGCAACGTCATTTCTAAACTACCATTTATTATTAAAGATGGGTCGGGGAATAGTGTATTTTTTGCGAGAGATGTCTGGCTAGATACTGAACCTGATGTAGTTTACAGCGCAGGAATGGAAAGCCGTGTATGGACAATCAAATGTCTTAACGCTACCAACTCAATCGCTGGTAATGGAGAGAATGATATTCTAGCCGAACTAGCAGGTATTGGTGCTATAGCAGAAGGTGTGACAGGAATTATTGGAGGGTTGATATGAGTCTCACCGTATACGACCCATCCCAAAACTCAATAACAATTGCAGGGCATACTTGTCAAGGTGTTGTTAGTATAAATACAAAACGTGGAGACGCTATTTCTAAAACCATTAATGGAATTAGTGAAGCCTACTCTACAAGAATAAGAACAAGGCGCAAGCCATTCACTGTAACAGTGACATTATTACAAACATCTATTACGAATGTTTATTTACAACAGCTATCTAATGCAAGTGAAAATGCTGTAGATAGTTTTGTTGATATATTGATTTTAGGTAGTGGCGGTGTTGTTCATTTACGAAGCATTGGTTATATAGAGACAGCTTCGGATTTAGAGCAACAAGAAGATTTAGTGAATAGAGTTTGGACATTTCGTGTTAACCCTACAGCAGTTGGCGGTGTAACCGATTTAATCGTTTAGAATAACAGAGAGGGAATTATGATTAAGCAAGAAAGACAAGAGATTAATGGCGTTGAATATACAATCAATACCATTGTAGCTACAAGAGCATTATCGCTCCAGCCTCAAATAATGAAGCTTATTGGGCGTAGCCTAGTAGCATTCTTTGATGGGAATGATGGTAGTGCTAAGACGCCTGATGCTATCGCTAAATTAGAAGGCGAAGTGATGAAAAAGATTGTTGATACGCTGATTGAAGATGTTGAGAAAGTTAATATTGTTGACCTAGCTAAAAACTTAATTGCTTATGGTGCTACTAAAGGGACTATGAGTATTAACTTTGACAATGAGTTCACGGGTAACTTAGGTACACTTTATAAACTTTTGTTTGCAATTATCAAGATGAATTTCCTTGATGTTTTTATTGTCAGCGATTCCGTAGGCGCGTAACGGAAGATGAGGGAGGTGCTAAACTTTCCTCTCACTTGTCTAAGCAAATAGATGCCGAGTTTAAACAACCAAGTGAAATATTTAGAATACTGACAAGTGAAACAAAGCTGGCTACGCTGCACGAATTACAAACTGTATACGGCTTAGAAGATGTGTATGATATGATGGAGCTTCTTGAACTACAGGATGCTATTAGAATAGATACACAACCGAAAGGGAATAAATAGGCAATAGCCTTTCATAATTCAAGGAGAGGCTAATGTCAGCTATTGCAGAATTTTATGCTTCCATGCAATTTCGGGTGGACAGTAGTGGACTAACTGCTTTTCGTTTAGAAATGGAAACAGTGAAAAAAGAGATGGGTCAGACTTTGGCTATCTTACACGCGACTTCCAAAGCATTAAAGAATACGTTAAAAGATTTCGGAACACTACAACACAAGTTTGATGCCAAATCCATGCAAAGTTGGCGCAAGTCAATCGCAGCAGCAGCTAGGGCTTATGTGAAAGTAATGAACGCCTCTAACGGTGTCCTTCATCAAGTAGCCCAAGAAGCATCTAAATCACAAATCAAGTTATCTAACTTTGAGAAACGACTCAATTCAAACATTGTAGCCCTCAACAGTTACGCTCAAGCATTGATGCCAGTAGTCCTCCTACTAGAGCGTTTAAGGGGTGCTGCTGGTTCTCCCTTACCGCGAGTAGGCGGAGGCTTTAGAGGCGGTGCTAATGGCGCAGGTGGCGCAGGACAAGGGGGTCATGGCGCAGGTCGTCCCCCAAGTGGCGCAGGTGGAGGCTTACTAGAAACTGCTGGTATTATGGCCTTCCTTAAACCAATGCTACCAATGGGTATGGGTATCGGCGGTATGCTTGGCGGTGGCTATGCCTTCCGTGAGCTTATCACAGCAGGTCGTGAAGTGATGGCAATGGAATTAAAGATGAAAGCTGTTAGTGGCTCATCTCAAGAATTTGCTAGAAACATGAAGTTTGTTCGTGATATGTCACAAGAGATGGGTTTAGACCTCATCACTACAGGTAACGCTTTCGCTAACATTGTTGTTACAGCTAAAGAAAAAATGTCTCCCGAAGCAATGCAAGAGATGTTCAAAGGCTTTAACAAATACTACACTGCTGTTCACATGACGACAGATGACCAACGATTAGCTAACTTAGCTATTCAACAGATGTTCGGTAAAGATAAGATTCAAGCACAGGAAGCTCGGTTACAGATGGGTCAACGGGTAACACCGTTTATCAAACTGTTAACAGAGGTAGCTAAAGAGCGATTAGGTGATAAGTTTACATCTTTTGATGATGTGATGAAAAGAGGGTTGTTAGACCCCTCTAAAGATTTACCCGAAGTTGCTAAGAAATTAACAGATATTGCTAACACAGGTGGTGCTTACGAAGAGGCTTTGAAGAACAGTCAAGTAGCTCAAATTAGGTTTAACAACAGCCTGAAAGAGTTTAGTGTTATTGTTATGAAAGGTGGTTTAGACCATGCACTAGCTGTAATGTTCTCAATGGGTAGTGAAGCTGTGCCAATGGTAGCTAAAGCATTTAAAGAGTTGATGCACGTTGTTAAAAACTTGTTTGATTTCTTTACAGAGGGTTTGATGAACCTTAAAATCATACTTTCCGTTCTTTTGGTTGCGACGGTAACAGCTTTAGGTTTCGTAATTTATGAGTTTGCGGCTGGTACTGCGGTTAGTGTAGCTTTAGCTCAAATGGCCTTCTTTAATTTAAGGGTTGCTATTTTATCCGTAGGGACTGCTATAGCCACTACGCTCGCACCGTTGGCTTTGTTTATAGCTGGTGCAATGGCTATCTCTGATATGGTGGACTTACTACAAGGTGGTAATCCAGAAGATAGTTGGCTTGTAACACTTGTAGCTATTGTTGATTTTGTTCTTTCATCTATCAGCTTGAAAATTGCAGAACTTTCTTTGTCGGTAACAGAGTTAATGGCGATGTTACACCTATTACCTAGCAACATGGATTATGATGAACAAGGTAATGCAACACCAAATCGCGGGGTATTTAAGAAGTATCCTACACTTGAGTTAGGAAAACCAACAGGAAGTAGAGTTATAGAGGCTATGTCTAAAGTTGGGAACTATGTATGGGATAGTGCCTACTACGGTGGACAATCTCAACAACAAACACCTGTTCAGCAAGTGAGTGTACAAGTGAACCTACCACAAATGACACCACAACAAGCAGCCATCCTACAAACAGGTGATATGTCTTTGTTCGGTGAAGCTATGGGTCAAGCAGCATCAAAAGAGTTTAGGTTTTACAACCCAAGCACACATTAAAAGGAAATGACATGATTATTGTAATAAAGGAACAAACAAGCTCGGACATTATTACACTTAGTTGTGTCACATCTTTTGATGAGTCTTACACAGGAAGTGTATCCTCTCACCCTATTGAAAGTGGTAGTACAATCACCGACCACGTTACATCTGATAATGATAAGTTTAAGGTGAGTGGGGTTGTTAGTGATTACGACTTCCTCAACCCAAGTAAAGATTTAGCTTTAGAAGATGTGTCTTTAAGCAAGGAAGGGTTTCCTGATGCAAGCAGAAGTGAATTAACAGCTTCTTTTGCGAACGGGTTGTTAAACACTTATGGTTATTTTATCCCTGACAAGTACCGCGCAGAATACATCAAAAGGCGTTTGATTGATATTCGTAAAAACTCTTTGTTAGTTACAATCCTAGAATATCCTGATAGTGGTGAGATAGTGCAGCATACAGATTGCATACTTACATCTTTGTCGTTCAAAGAGGATGAGAACTCAGGTTATGCCGTCTACCCCGACATGGCTTTTGAAAAGATTAATGTTGTACAAGTGAAAGTAGAGGAAGTTAATACAAGCAAGATTCCCAAGTTACAAGGGGATAAAGTAGCAGATGCAGCTACAGGTGAGGCACAAAAAGGTGCTGGTGCAAACTGCGTAGGCGTTACCTATAAAAACGATAAATACACCTACAACGATAACGGCACACCTAGAGTTGGTACGTTAGTTATATCTAACGGTATTGGTAAGTTTGCATACAGCTTTAACACAGCAGATGGTGGGGTTGTATCAAAGTCTATTGACATCCCTGTAGATAAAATAAAACTAGATAAAGGGCAGAAGCTTTGCGAGTTGTCTGAGAAAAACAATGGGGTTGTTAAAAAAGAGAGTTTGCTTGAGTCGTTCACCAAAATGACAGCTACGAATAAAGAACAAGAGGCTTTAATAAACGCGGAAAAATTAAGAGTTCTTAGGCAGTCTGGTAAATAAACAGAGGTAGGATATGGAAGTAAATGCTGTACACAAATCTATTGACCTCTATAACGAAGTTAATTTCAAAGTTAACCTTGTTCTTGAAAAACAATCGTGCAACATGGCTTTTGTTTGGAATGACAAAATGAAACGGTATTGTGCCACACTAATAAAATCAAACGGTGATATTCTGTTTGAAGGTGTCACTATCAACCCACACTCTATTTTCCCTGTTAACAGTTCACTTAAACAGAAAGGGCTTAATGGGTATTTTACATTGCATAGTTTTGATATTAACTTGGTAGATACAGAAGATACAATTAAAAACTGGAAAGATTATTATTTTCTTTTCTACTCGGTAGTTTATTAATAAGAGGTGAGAATGTATCAATTTCAAAGAGATTATGTTCTCACTTTATATGACCGCGACAATGGTAAGCTGTTCACAATAACAGAATTACGTCTATCTTTTGACATCCAGCAAAATGTTGACCATGCAAATAAAAACAATTCAGCAGAAGTGAAGGTTTATAACTTAGCTCAAACAACCCTTGATAAGTTTAGCGATAAACAAATGGCCTTATCTGCCACGTTAGCTGTTGGCTATGTTGGCAGCATACAGCAATTACTCAAAGGTGATGTTGTACAGATTATGACAAAGAAAGTCGGTGTTGATACTGAAACAACTTTCAAGATTGCTGACGGATTTAAAATACTTAACGGAACTAAGGTTCATAAAGCATACCCCGAAGGTGTAACTATTGGTTTTGTTATTCAGAACATTGCAGAGAATAATAACCTAAAAGTTGATGTGATTGCCAGTGGCAATACAGATAGAACACTCACTTTCGGCTACCCTGCAACTGGAACACTAAAACAAATCCTAGACGACTTGTGTAAGCCAAACGATTTAGAGTGGTCTATCTTAGAGGGTAAGCTTACTGTTAAAGATAAACGTAGTGTGTCGCCAAATAAAAACACCGAAACAGCTATCATTTTATCACAAGAAAGCGGTTTGCTTGACATCCCATACACGCACACAGAAGAAGTTACACAAGCCATTGAACAACCCTTAGAAGATAATGAAACAGACATTACAGGTGAATTGAAGCCTACCAAGAGTGGCAAACCTCGTAAACAGACAACACGGAAAATTCAAAGGTCAAACATTGAATTGAAAGCCTTACTAAACCCATCTGTTAAACCTAACAGCCTAATACGTCTTGATTCCACTAAAACTAAACTTAGCGGCTACTACCGCGTTAGAACTATTAAGTACAGTGGTGATACAAGAGGGAATGAATGGTTTATGCAAATATGGGGCGACAATATTAAGGATTTAGTATAATGGAAAACAGTTTAGAAACAATACTAAATGCACAAATTGATTTTAGGTTGTCAGATATTTATGTGTCGATGGTCGCTGTGGTGACTGGAGTTAGCAAACTCAACGAGTGCCGCATTGACGTACAACCTGTAGTTAATAAGAAGTACATTGACGGCGAGATAATGGCATACCCCGAAATACTTTCCGTCCCTGTTCAGTTCCCTAGCTCATCAACCTCAGCTTTAACATTCCCAATCAATCAGGGGGATAATGTTCTCCTTGTATTCAGTCAGAAAGGGTTGGATGTATTCAAGAGTGGGGCTACGTCAGCACATGACCCTATTGATATGCGTAGCTTTGATAAAAGAGACGCTATCGCTATCCCATGTGTAAATCCTTTCTCAAAATCAATCAATGACCCTGTAAAGCGCACTTTAACGCACAGTGTTGATGATATGGTTATGACACACAATATTGGTAAAGAGAGCGAGTGTGAGGTTAGGCTTACACCAAGTGGCGAAGTAAAGATTACAGGTGTACACACAAAAATATCTGATAGCTTGGCTACAGGTGGTGGCGTAGTTGTTGGCACAGGTGCTACGGGCAGCTTCACAACCCCACTAGGCCAAGTAGTAACAGTGTCAGACGGAATTATAACAAATATATTTTAGGTGGTAATATGAACCCTCAAGGCAGCAGTATTATAAACACTTCTCAATACGAAAGTATGACTGAACGGATTGAAAGTGTAAAATCTTGCGAACAATTACAACAAGTAGGGGCAGAGATAATTGCATCTTTGAATGCAGAGACGGCTGCTATTACAGCACAGTTTGACAAGGTATATCCATTGGTTGCCTTGCTAACAGCCCCAACATCCCCCAATGCTGTTATAGACTGGATAAAAGGTTTGATTGATAACTTAATCACCCCGTTAGCTAAACCTGCTATCACCTACCCAACACAGATTGCAGCTAGAACAGTAGCAATTACAGACCTGATTGCCGCGATTAACAAAAAGGCATCTGAGTTTCAAGAGTGTTCGATAACACTTCCAACACCTTAAAAGAGGGCTATAAATAGCAATGGACATCAAACTAAACGATGAGACAGGGGATGTCCTACTCTCAACAACAAACACAATTACAACACCAACATTCACCACCACAACATCTGAAAACTTAGCTCAACGCCTAAAGATTAGATTACAGACATTTAAGGGTGAATGGTTCTTAGATGGTACTATTGGTATTGACTACTTCAATCAGATTGCTGGTAAGAATAGGTCTAAAGCTGCTGTTGATGCAATCATTCAGGCTGAGATATTAAAAGAGCAAGAGGTGTTGCAGATTACAGCTTACA